CACGGTCTTTTTAGCTCGTTCGTTTCGGGGGTATAGTACGCCGGGCATTTCGCACTTTTCGCCGTTGCCGCCGCGTCAAGGGTGAATCGGAATTCCCGGTTCAGCGCGTCGAAAAACGCTTGCGGCGTGCAATAGTCCATCTTTTTACTGCTCAAAAGCGCGGCATTCATTCCGCCACCCCCACATTGCTCTGCTTGTCCGCATTATTCATAATTTCGGAAATGTCGCCGCGGTGTGCGCCGTCAATCTGTACGTGCCATCTGCTGTCGATTCTATATGCTTCGATCTTCCGCGGTGTATGAGCGGCCTTTACGATACTCGCGACGGCTTCCCCTACGGCTCCGATCAGGATTAAAAACCCCACCCACGTCCAGAAACTCGAAAAAATGAATCTTATAAACTCCACGTCTTGCCCTCCATTTCAAAATAATTTCACCTGTTCCGCTCTGATTGTCGGCAAGTCGTCAAACCGTACTTGCGCCCGCGCATACTCCAACCGTTCCGCCGCCGCCCGGCAATAATCTGGGTCGATCTCAAAAGCCAAGAAATCAAACCCCATTTCGTGACAGGCGATACAGCTTGCCCCGCTCCCGGCGTGGGTGTCAAGAACCCGATCACCGGGCCGGGCGTAGTTCTTCAAAATCCACCGATACAGGCGGACCGGCTTTTGTGTCGGGTGAATCGTGTTCCCGTCCTGCTGGAGCGCGGCCCGGTTGATGATGACAACCCGCGTCGGCAAATCGAACGACGAATAAGCAAGTTCACAATCAGACTGCGAAAGCCCATGTTGCCCTTTGTCCCAAACCAGCCAGCCCTTTGTCCCGCGGTTTAGCATAGGGGCGAAATAATTTCCGCCGAAAATAATTTGATTTTCCGACACACGTTCCAGCTCCCGGAAGTATTCAGGCGGGGGCGGCTCCTTGTCCCAGCCTTTCCGGGCGTGAAACTTCCGGTTGTGCTTCCGGTTGTTATGTACCCTTTGCCGCTGTCCGTCGTGTCCTATACCGTATGGCGGGTCGCATATAGCAAGCTGAAAGAAATTGTCCGGGATTTCTTTCATTGCTTCCATGCAATCAAGGTTATAAATGCGGTTCAGGTTGAACACGGGTTATCACCTCTTTTCGCGCCGGTCATACAGGGGCATATATCCCAGCCAGTTCCGGTTAAGAACGTATGCCCCCGGCTCTTCGTCTGCTCGAACCGGCTGTTTCATCTTCATACAGGCGGTTTTGCTCAAGAATCCCGGCGGAATATCGGCGTATGACTTATACAGGGGCTTTCCGGTCGCTTCCGCTTCCCCGCGGCGCAAGGAAACCGCCATCCGCTCCGCCGCCGTCTTATACCTTCCCACGATCAGCCGCGCCGCCCTTCGTCCTGAACACGCAAGTTCAGCATTTTTTCCCGAACCAGCTTGTCAACCACCCGGCCCGGCGTTTTCTGCCCGCTGATCTGCATAAGACGTTCAAGGTTGAACGCCGTTTGCGGTGTGACCCGGACCGTCACTTTCCGCGTTTTCTGCCGCTGTTTCTTCATGGTCCTTTGACCTCCGTTTTCAAAAATTCGTCTATGAATTCTTCACCCGTCCGGCAAAATCTCAAAAGCCCGCTTCCGTTTTTGTAGTCAAGGAAAAGAACCGCGCCATTGAAGCGAACGCGGAAGGGTTCAAGGTTCGCCGCCGTCACATACTTTCGCCCGAAATGCTCTTTCATCTCCCGCCATACGGCCCACGGAACAAAGAAAAAATTGTTCCCAATTCCGGCGCATACGGCGGCAACCGCGCCGCGGCTGTGGTGGCGTTCCAGTGCGTCCTGCTGTTCGCCGGTCAGAACGTCCCGTTTCAGCCGGTCCGTCGTGGTGTGCTTTGCTTCAAAGACGATGGAGCGCCCGCCCGCAAGGGTCCCTTGAAAATCCGGCTGGGCGTGGGCGGTGAACCGGCCCTTGAAGATTCCACCGCCCAGCTTCTCCATGACGCGGAACGGTTCGGGGGTCTTGTCGATCTCCGCCCGGCCCCGCGCGGAATAGTAGGCGCACCCGTCTTTTATAGCGTCCTCGAAAAAATGCCCCTGCGCGTTGTTTACGGCGTTCTGATACCGCCGGGCAAGGTGTTTCGCTTCCCATGTGACCGGCATTACTGATCGCCCCTTTCCGCCGTCCCGCTCCCCAACGCTTTCCGGCGGCGGTGTTCCTCCATGCCCGCCATCATTGCGTAAATTCGTTTCGCTTCCTCAAGGTCGATTTCTTCCGGGTCCGGTATCTGATCTATTGCGTTTTCCGGGAAAATACGATTCTTGTTCAGGAAAGCCGAATAAAAGCGGTCAAGTTCCTTTTCCAATGCGGCGTTATAAAATTCAAAGCTGAATTCGATTTCTAACCGCTCCGCCGCTGTGCATTCAATCCCCAGCATTTTCCGCGGGCGGTTCGTGTACTTTCCGACGCACGAATAAGCAACGCGCCCGGTAACGGTGTAAATAACCTGATTCAAAAGCTTTCGTTCAAGCGGGGTTTTGAACCTGAACCATGCGATTCCCCGGCGTTCTTCTGCAATCTCCGCTTCCGTGATTCCGTATCTCTTCATAAGCCGGTCAAGCAGGACGGCGGCGGATTCCTTTTCCCCGCGGTCCCCGCGCTCTGCTAAAGCCTGAATCTTTTTGACTTTCTGCAAAAGCTGTTCCCGATCCGTCATGCGTCCACCCCGCTTTCGGGAATCGCCCACGAATACGGTTCCGCCGCGCACATAGTGTAAAACGGGCATTTGTGGCACGAATCATCTTCCGTCCGGCGGTTGCAAATTTCCTTGATAACCGCCGCCGCGCGGTACATTTCCCGCAATTCCTGTTCGCTGTCCAACGCTTCCCCCTCCTTACAGTTCCACAATTCCGCCGATTCGGTCCACGTCCGCGGCTGTGACCGTCCGGCGCTTCAAAATACTGGCGATAACCTCCCCGAACCGCTCCCAGCGGGCGGAAGCAAGGGTGAAATACCGAAATCCGGGGTTGTTCCGCGCCCAATTCTGCAAGAAAGAAACCGTTCCGTCGTTCATTTCCTCGCATACCTGATAAACGGCAACTTTCCCGGTTTCCGGGTCAACCTCCCGGCAAATCGCAACCAGCCGCATACGCCGCGGCGCTTCCGCCGCCGGGCGCGGCTCCCGTTTCGGCTTCCTGCAATCGCAAATTTCGCCCGCGTCCAAGTGTGCGCCGCAATGCGGGCATTCTCGGTAAGGCTTCCCCATGATGACCGCCCCTTTCTATTCTTTTTTCCTCAATTTCAGGTAAATTGACCACCCTGTTTGTTCGTTGTATTCGTACTGAACCCCGTAATCGTCGTCGGTCAGGGTCCAGCCCGGATACTTCTTTTCCCAAAAGGCGCGGCCCGGCCTTTCTTTCGCCCACTTCTCGATCTGCCGCCGGTTATACTTCCCGTCGTTCGCCCGGCTTGTCGGCTTCTTTAAGTTGTGGGAAGAGGACCACCGCTTTTTCCCGCCCGCCTGCTTGACAAGGTAAGTGCAAAGGGCGGCAATCCCGTTTTCGTCTGCTTGCAGGCGGTCCGCGTTGCAATATCCTATTCGGTCGCCCTTTTTCTGCCCCTTGCGCTTCCTCTTGCGCCACAACTCTTCCACAACGTCACGGTCAAGCCCTCCATTCATGACAATGTGGTGATGAATCCGGGTCGGCTTCCCGCTGTTCCGCGCTGTGGTGTAGGCCGTGACAAGGATATATTTCAAGGGCGGCAACCCCTCTTTCTTCCGGGCGTAGGCCACCCGGCGCAAATAGTTTGAAACTTCCTTTTCCGCGGCTTCCACGGTCCGCGGAAGATGTTTCGCGGAGTATGTAGCCGTTACGTGCAAAGCTTCCGGGTCGTCCCCGAAATTCAGGTTTCCCAACTGGACGAAATACCGGCGGGCATTCTTGTCATTCAAGTTCTTTTGTTTCGGCTCCGATTCCTGAACCTTTTTTGACCGCTTCCCGCGGGCGGCGGCGTTCTTTTGGGCTGTGGTATAGCCGAATATATCAACCTCCCTGTAATGATCGCCGCAAAAAATCTTCTTTTCTCTGATAAAGGTTCGCACCATGCTTCACCCTCTTTTCGTTGGATGATGAAGCGGGCGTGTTCTGTGCTTCCAGCAAACGCGGGTCAGTAGGGCGGGGGATGGAGCGGGACCGGCCCGCAACCTCCGCACCCTGTTTTCCTGTGTTAAACGTGACAGGCTTTGCCAGAATCTTAATACCCATTACAAGCCCGCTCACCGCCCGACGGCGGCGCGTTTCCCTTGACTTTTGCCGCGCACTTTGTTACAATGTGAGTGTTCAAGTGGTTGGTTTTTGCGACAAAAGCCAATTTCAGAAAGCCGCCCTGCGCCTGCTCTCGGAAGCTCGCACAGGGCGGTTTTTCTATCCTGTTTTCAACTGCTCCAAAGCGCCTGTATATCGGTTCCGCCCCTGCTTTTCCAGAAGGTCACCGATTCTGCGGCGTACCCGGCTGTCTGCGGAATCAATGAACCTTGTCCATGCTTCTATCGGATTTTCGTAGATACCCGCCGCTTCCGGTTCCCCGTCTATGTTTACCACATACTGACCGCCTCGCTGCGTCAGGCGGACCGGTCCCAGTTTATAGACTGCCATGGTCTCATAGCCCTCCTTTATCGTCTGTAACGTTTCATGTACGATCTCCTTTATTTTCCGGCCTTTTCGGGCACCATGCTGGAATATACGGCAAAAAATGTT